TCCGTGCCGCTGGCATTCTAGAAGTAAAGCGAATAGAATGGCCGACACACCGACAAGTCACTCGTGATATTGTCGAGGCATGGGGTAACATCCGTGCAGAAGAAACTAATTAAAACAACATACAATCAAAGGAAAATAAAATACAATGGCAATCAACCGAACTGAAGCAGAAGCAACAGCGTACGTCCCAGAAAACGATGAATTCAACACTTCATCACTTGACGCTCGTCCCGCACAAGCCACTAGCACTCTCGTGCAATCAGGCTGGGAAGCAGCAGAAAAACTAACCGCTCCATCAAAAGAGTATCCAACTGAGTTTAAGTTTGATGCTAATGGTGGATATCAAATCATTAAGTTTCTAGACCAAGATGGTCCTTTCGCCGTGTACAAGTTGCACTTCTTGTCTCAAAAGACAGAGGGACAACGCTCTTATGTTTCACACGGACCTAACGACCCTCTTTGCACAAAGCTTGGTAGTAAGCCTGAAGAGAAGCGCGCCTTCTCTATTGTGAACCTCAGTCACCCTGAAGGTCCAAAGCGTCAGATGCTTATTGCTAGCCCACGTCTATTCAAGACCCTCCACGCGGCTCACTTCTCCCCACAAGGTCCTCTAACCAAGAACTACTGGGCTGTTAGCCGTACAGGTAAGATGCAAACAACCACGTATCACATCAACCCAGTTAAGCCCCGTGACCTCATGGAAGACTGGGCTATTGATGAAACAGCCGCGGAAGCCTCTGTAGCGTCCTTCGTTTCGTACACTCGTGCGGACATTAAGGAAAATACATGGGAAGAGCTTGAGGCTGTAGCCGCTTCTCTTTCACCTGCATTCTAACCAACAAAAACTAGAACGCTGGCGGGTCAAGTCTTTTATTAGACTTGGCCTTCCAGTCTTATTGGGGGAACCATTTGAATATTATTACGACTAAAGAAGATTTACAGGAATTAGTCTCGTACTACATGGCGCAAGACGCCTTTGCTTTTGACGTGGAAACTGTGGGTGTTCATCGCGGTGTTCCCGTAGAGAATGAAGTTTTATGGATTAGCCTAGCCACTCATGGTCGCGGAGATGCTATCCCCGTGGGTCACCCTAACGGAGAATTTATTGAGTTCATCCGACCACTTACAGGTCAAGGTCAGAAGCGAGTAGAAGCAGGACTTCCTGCTCGCCCACTAGATTATTCACGAGATGACAAGAAGGCTGTAAAAACTTTCAGCCCTCCACCAGCGCAGTTGTTCCCTGCCGAAGTCTTTGAGGCGCTAAAGCCTTTAATGTTTAATGAGAACATACTTACCATTGGCCACAACCTAGCCTTTGACCTTTGCTCTGTCGCTAAATACTACGGGGGCACCATCCCAGCAGGACCTTACTTTGACACTCTCATGGGTTCCTTTGTCTATGACAATCGTAATAAGGGAAAGCTCGGTCTTGATGACTGTCTACAAAGAGAGCTTGGGTTCTCTATGGAGAAGGGCATTGGGCACAAGGTTGAGGAATACTCTTTTGATGAGGTCGCTAAGTACTCTTATCTAGATTCTAAATACACATTCTTATTATGGAAAGCCATTGAGCCTAAGCTTATTGAAGCTGAGGTAGATAAGGTAATGAACCTTGAGATGGGTGTGTTGAAAGTTCTATGCGATATGAAACTTACTGGCGCGCCTATCAATGAGGCTCATCTTGCTGAACTACAGGTTAAGCTAGAAGCTGAGCTAGAAGAAGTCAAGGGTAGGATTTACCAAGAGGCTGGCCGTGTATTTAACATCAATTCTAATGCAGAAAAGCAATACATCCTCTACGGTCCTGTAGAAGAAGGCTGCCGAGGACTAGCTCCTGTTATTTTGACCACCGCAGGTGCTAGAAACGATAACCCTACTTATAAGGACTACTCAGTATCAGCAGACGCTTTAGAGCCTTATCGTGAGACAGATATCTTGGTGGGGGCGCTCTTAGAATATGCAGACCTTAATAAGTTAATCAGTACCTACGTCATTCCATACCTTGGGGGGGACGTCATCAAGACTACTAACGGAAAGTCTAAGACAGAGACTCGTGAGAGCATGCTTATTAACGGGCGCATCTACGGAGACTTCGTTCAGTGGGGCGCAGAGACTGGGCGTTTTTCAAGCCGTAACCCTAATCTTCAAAACATTCCCGCCCCTAATAAAAAGTTGGGTCCTGATAAAGACCACGGAACACTTATCCGCACCATGTTCTATGCGCCTGAGGGGTACAAGCTAGTAGTAGCCGATTACTCTCAGATTGAACCTCGTGTGCTGGCTTCTATGTCTAAAGACCCTATTCTTATGAGTACCTACAATACCCCTGGGGTAAAGGGTGATATCTATACCACTATCGGTGAGACTATGGGCGTAGACCGAAAAGCAGGTAAGGTACTGGTTCTTGCTATGATGTACGGCGTAGGTCCAGACAAGATTTCCGCGCAGATTGGCTGTACATTGCCTGAGGCCAAAGCCCTTCTGACCAGTTTCTCGGATAAGTTTCCTTCTGTTAATGAGTACCGCGCTAAGGTTATTGGTGTTGTTCGTAACAAAGGGTACATAGCCACGCTACTCAAGCGCCGTCGCTATCTTCCAGACATTAATTCTAGGCAAAATGGTTTTAGAGCCAGTGCTGAGCGTCAGGCATTCAACACCCGTATTCAAGGGTCAGCCGCAGATATTATTAAACTTGCTATGATTAGGGCGCACGATATGATTCCTAAAGAGTCTAAATTGTTGCTCACAGTTCACGATGAACTGGTAACGTTAACCCCCGACCATCTCGCTGAAGAGACTGCCAACGCTATCCGTGAGGCGATGGAAGGTATTAAACTACTAGATGTTCCACTAATCGCAGATTTAAATATCGTACAGACATGGGGTGACGCCAAGTGAATTGGTTTAAACGGTTATTCAATAAAGAAGCTGAGTTTGAGATTGTTACTCATCAGGTGCCTATGAGTACTGTGTGTCGTTGGTACCTATATGACACAGGGCTAGTAGAAGACGTCAATGGTATGGCTGAACTCTTGGGTTTAAATAGAATTAGCCTTGAGGGTGAAGAGATGGAACGCGAAGAGAGCGATGCTCGTATGCGCAACATAGAGCCTCTTTTCCCTTTCTTAGATTCCATTGCGGATTTTAGTTCACAGCTATTAACTACAATCCACATGAAAGAGATTGTTGATAGTAACCCTGATGTTGACGCAGATGACCTTTCTAAAAAGGCTGGGGACATGAGTTCTATTTACAAAGCCGCCGCTCTATCCTCTTTAATCGGTGGCATATCCGCTGCTGTAGACTTGGGCTTATTGCACCACGACGCGGTTAACACTGGCGTACATAATCTAGGAGATGGACATGAGCACTAGCGATTGGTTTGCTAAACGGTTAAATCAACCACAGCAACCCCAACAACAACCTAACATTAACTTGCCACAGTATGTGGCTCCTCCCCCTGCTACATATGTGCAACCACAACAGCCACAGTATCCGCCGTCACAACAGGCTACTCCACAAGCACCTCGGTGCCCTGGTTGCGGTAGCAATAACTACGGTGGTGCGCAGGGCTCACGTCCTCGCTGTTATGATTGCGGTTACCCTATTCAACAATCAGGTAGTGGATTAGGTAAGGGTATTGTTAATCAAGGAGGTACCGCTTCGGGACCTGCCGCACCTGCACGACAAGTATCTACTGGAGGGTTCAACGGAACCACCCCAGTCATTGGCCCAGACGGAGGATTTAGATAATGGCAATCACAGGCGAACTCGCAAAAGCTTTCAGCGAGATTAACAAGAAGTTCGGGGACGACACTGTTGTCCTCGGGTCTGATATCACCGAGACTGGTGGGCGCCTAACTACAGGTTCCATCGCAGTTGACGTGGCGCTTGGGGGCGGTTGGCCTACTAACCAATGGCATGAGATTATTGGTGAGGCCTCCAACGGCAAGACCGCACTAGCCCTTAAAACTATTGCGGCTAATCAACTTAAAGACCCAGAGTTCACTGCCGTATGGGTTGCCGCCGAAGAGTGGGTTCCAGGATACGCAGAGATGTGCGGCGTAGATGTATCCCGCGTGTACGTAGTTTCTACTAATATCATGGAGGAAGCCTATGAAGCCGTTATCCGTATTACGGAATCTAAAGCTATTGATTGCATTGTTCTGGATTCTTTGCCTGCTCTCGTTCCTAGCTCGGAAGACGAAAAGCAAATGGAAGAGTCAACAGTAGGGCGAGGTGCTCTACTTACTAATAAGTTCTTCCGCAAGGTTGGTAAGGCGTCTAAACGTTCACTGACTCACCACGAGCGCCCGTTTATCGGTCTGATTATTAACCAATGGCGCTCAAAGATTGGCGTTATGTACGGAGACCCACGCACTACCCCAGGAGGATTGGGCAAGGATTACGCCTTCTTCACCCGTATGGAGGTTCGTCGGGATGAATGGATTGAGACAGGCACAGGCCAAGACAAGCGTAAGATTGGCCAGACCATCAAGGTTCGCGTTATTAAGAATAAGTCAGCCGCCCCTTCCGCAGTTGCGCTAGTGGACTTCTACTTCGCTAACGGTGGAGAGATTGATGCTGGCCAGTTCGACTTTGCTAAGGAGATAGTGGCAATCGGTAAGCTCAATAAGGTTATTACCCGCGCTGGTGCGTACTACCGTTATGGGGAACGTCAGTGGATGGGTGAATCTGCTATGCTTAGCTCCTTACGGGAAGAGATTGAGCTCAAAGAAGAACTTGAACGTGAAGTGCTAGATTCTATTAAAGCAGGGTCAAAGCACGTTTATGAAGAGTAAAGGTCTTAGAGAGTCTCAGAAGCACGAGGCACGACTAGCAGATGTTTTCGACGGCCAGCGCAATGCTGGTAGCGGAGCCTTCTGGAGTCGTAAAGGTGATGTCCGTTCACGCGAGTATCTAATAGAACACAAGTGGACAGGCAAAACCTCCTTTACCGTCAAAGCAGCGGTTCTGGAGAAGATTGTCAAGGAGGCTATCCTTGAGAGTCGTACACCCATTCTCGGCATCAGTCTCAATAATGAGAACTACTGCATACTTACAGAGGATGACCTCTTAGAACTGCTCCATACTATTCAGGAGCACTCGTGCACGACGAAGACCTTGGACCCGAACCTTGGCGATACAAAGCCAAGTGCAGAGGAGTAAACACCGACCTCTTTTTTCCTCCTCGGGATAAAGAACAGTATAAAGACATAGCCGATAAGGCTAAGGCTGTCTGCTTTGGTCGTGATGGTTTGCCCGAATGCCCTGTGCGTAAAGAGTGCCTCTTGTACGCAGAAGAGAACGAAGACACCCACGGTATATGGGGTGGCATGTCACACCGTGAACGTAACGCGCTTAAAAGAAAAGCAAAAAAAGTAGGACTCACCCTTAAAGAATGGGTGGAAACCCAACCTTCGTGATAGGTTACTCCCATGAGTAACCAGACATCAGGAGCCTTAAAGAAATTTGTGGACGTGGCTAAAAAAGAAACAAGAGTCCTAGGTTCAGTAGAGCGCTACATTATTTCTAAGCCCAAAGACAAGAGTCGTAGAACGGACGTCCTGCACCCATCAGAGATGGTAGGTAACGACTGGTGCCATCGCGCTTCTTACTTTCAACTCCAAGGTAAAGAGCCAATCAGTAACAGAACAATGACGCTCGGCCTTGATAATGTGTTTGAAGAGGGTCACGCTATCCACGCTAAGTGGCAAAAGCGATTCCAAAACATGAACAACTTGCACGGTATGTGGTACTGCCATGAGTGCGAGGAAACCTTTTGGGGTGGAACAGATTGCCACGACGGTCCTATTACATATAGAGAAGTGCCGTTATTCTATGAGCCACTGCGTATTGCAGGGCACTCAGATGGTTGGCTAAAGGGATTCGGTGAAGACCTCATGCTTGAGATTAAATCAATCGGTGAGGGAACCCTACGCTGGGAGTGCCCAGAGCTATATGCTGAGAACAACTATGACTTTAAAGCCACATGGAAAGCCATAACTACTCCTTTTATGAAGCACGTAATGCAGGTTCAAATTTATATGAAGCTCGCGGAACTGCTGAGCGAAACTGACCCTCGTTTTATTGGCTACCCTAAAGAAGCCGTTCTTATCTATGAGAATAAGGCTGACCAGTCTGTTAAAGAGTTCGTTGTTCCTAAGGGCGATTTCGGCATTAAGCACATCTTTGAAGCAGCCCAGTTAATTGTTGATAGTATTAAGGCACAGACACCACCTGAGTGCAATGTAACCATGGGTGGTTGCGCAAAATGTAAGGGGTACGAAAATGGTTAATCTTGTAGCAGAGGGTATAAGTGAGGCTGTTCTAAAGGTATTAGAAGGCCAAGGGCTACCTATCCGACGCCAGTTAGATTTAGATATACCTGACTTCCCTAAGGACATCACAGCTGTGGATGACCAACAGCTCATGCGTTTAGCTACTGTGTACATGGAGAACTACAACTTCATGCTCACCCAAGTAGCCTGCGCAGAACTCGCAGTTGTTGAGTCTAAGAACAAGCATGACAAAGCCGAGGCTAAAGCCATGCTATCTAAGACCACAGGTAAGTCAACGGAGAAGGCAGGCATGCTCATGGCTTCCGTGAGTACTGACCCAGAGATTGAGCAGTTATCGGATGCTGTTCTATTCTCAAACGCCTATCACAAGCTCCTCAAAACAACATTAGATAACCTAGAGCGGTACTACCAGCTCACTTCCCGTGAGCTAACCCGCCGAACATCTGTTCTAAAATCTCGCGGATATTAATGAAGATATTTGATGGCGGACTAGAGGGTGCTATAGGCGCCGAGGTCTACATCGGCATTGACCAGTCCTACAGCGGGTTCGCCATAACCGCGCTCAATGACACAGGGTATAGAACTACCGTGTATAAATCTGATAAACGCGGTATTGAAAGACTGCGGGATATCCAAGCCCATATGCTGGAGATTATAGTTAACTATACAATTCTAGACGTGGCTATGGAAGGCTACGCTTTCGGTTCTCAGATGGCTAACATGCTAGGGGAACTGGGCGGTATGGTTAAGCTAACCTTATTGGATTTTGGCATATACCCCCTCATAGTTCCGCCCACTAACCTAAAAAAATATGTGACGGGCAAAGGCAATGGCATATCCAAGAGTCAGATGATGCTGTTCGTTTATAAGAAATGGGGCGTTGACCTCGCTGATGACAATGCGGCTGACTCCTATGCTCTAGCCCACTTAGTGGCTAAGCGCCATGGGCTGGCGTATGAAAAAGAAGTTTATGATAAGCTTCAAGACCCTAAGTTTCGAGAAAAGTAAGGTGCATAATGCCAAGTTACGACTACAAGTGTGACACTTGCGAGACCGTAGTAGAGGTTCAACGTTCCTTTGATGAAGAGGGCTCACCGACATGTGTAGCCTGCAATACAACTATGAGTAGGGTTTGGAACGCCACACCCGCGCACTTTAAAGGAGGTGGCTGGGGTGGACGATAACGAATGGTTGTTACCTTGGTTTCTAGTTACTTTATTAACAATCGTATCTCTAGCAGTTTGGGTGATTAAATGAGTAAGACACAGGAAAAGAGAGCACGTCGTATGCAGGAATCCGCTGACTTTATTTTAGAACGTCGCAAGATGCAGTTGGGTATGTTTGAGCAGGCGCATAAAGTAGGTCTAAAACTGTACGAAGACCATAAAGATGACCTACAGCCAGCTGATATCGAAGCCCTTGAGAAGCAAATCAAGGAGAACGAAGCCATCATTGAGAAACTAAAAAGTGAAATCTACCCGACAACTGAAGCCTGATTACACTGGCACCATGGACTACGCTGATACCGTGCTCCATGAGTGCCCCAAGTGTGAAAGCAACCTTTGGAACCTGAAGGTGTCCTTTGAAGACTACGAGATAGCCCAATACCTGTTGGAGATGGAGTGCGCTATCTGCGGAAGTTACGCTAAAGCGCCAACCCCACTTGATAAACCTAATTAATGTCTAACTATCTTTAGACAGACCTTCTGAGGGCTAACCCTCATACTTTATACCACGGGGAACCACACTAATCGTAAACCGAGGTATACAACATGTCAGAGCAAGACGAGAAAGACGTGCTGCGCGTTTCAGCCAGCAGTAACCCACAGGCGGTAGCTTCCGCCATTGCCCACGCTATCTATGAAACCCGCACCTGTAAGGTACGCGCCGTAGGTGCTGGGGCTGTAAACCAAGCCACCAAAGCCCTAGCCATTGCGCGCGGATATACTGCCCCACGAGGCATTGATATCGCATATGTCCCTGGGTTCACCACTATTAAGAGCCATGATGGGGATATTTCAGCCATGGTTCTAACAGTGATTACCATTTAAGCCTGTATTCAACAGGTAAATGGCGTACATTTATGAAACAACCTTCGGCCAAAGGATAACCATGGAAAAACCTAATAAAGAAAAGCATCTTGGACCCAATGATGCCGCTAAGCCTGTCGCTTCAACAAGCGCAAAGGCTAAGATTGCCCCTGTAGAAAAGGGAACACTCGTAAAGCGCAAGGGTGCCCACGATGAGAACCCAACCATTGAGGACCATAAGGTACGCTCACATGTTAAGAATACTGGCGGCGCTCGTTACGGTATCAACGTAAAGTTCCAAAAGACTGAAGCTCCAGAAGCTGGTGCAACGTTAGCTAATGCAAGACTCTTGCCTTCAGCTATTAAGCGTTCTGCTCAGACTTTCGTGGCAGGAATGGCAGACCAAGACTAGTCAATCTGCCACACAAAGCCCCTAGTTAAACACTAGGGGCTTTTTCTTTTTGTGGTAGTCTATGTCTTGTTGCATCGTGACGAGACAAGGACACATCATGCTCACCGTATTGAATAAATATTTAGAACCCTCAGCACTTGCAGACGAGTGCGTTGTTGGGCGCTGGATACTTTCATTAAACGAAGAAGAGCGCAACACTTTTGCAAAACTTAAAGAGCACAGTAACTCAGTAAAACTCGCAGCACTATACAAGGACTTACTTTCAGAAGGGCTTCTTCCCTTCAAACTAACCGCGTTCCGCTCACATTTACGGAGTTATTGCACATGTCAAAACTAAACATATTGGGTAAGGCTCTAATCAATGCGGAGTTGGATAATTCAGCAACTCAAATAAAAGAAACCAATACTCCACCAGAGTTTCGTGCGCGATTAGATGTTAGTACAGACGGTGGTTACTTTGTTTCCACCCCTCGTGCAGCTATTGATATTGAGGACGCGGTATCGTTATTTAAAGATTTTGATTTAGACCCAACAGTGTGGGAAGTAGTAAGCGTACGTAAGAGCCGCTGGCAAACATTCAACGGTGACTGGCTAGAAGCAGCACGTGTAAATATAAAGCCCGCTGGCGCATCCCGCGAAACTGATTTAGATTATGATGCTTTAGTATCAAGTATTGAGAGATGGAAGCCAGGAAAAGCAGAGAAGGGCACAGGTCCCCTGTTTGCCATTTACGCAATAGGCGACACTCAGTACGGTAAAGACGCTGGCGGAGGTACCGAGGCTACTGTGGCTCGTGTGCTCCACGCACTTGACGAAGCGGTTGCGCGCCATAAAGAATTGTTAAAGTTAGGTCGTAAGATTGGAACAGTTGTACTGCCTCAACTGGGAGACTGCATAGAGGGAAGCACCAGCCAGAACGGCAAGGTTATTGGTCGCAGTGACATGGGCGTTACCCACCAAGTACGTATCGGCCGTCGTGTGCTACTAGCGTGGATTAAGGCGTTTGCCCCCTTGTGCGAGGAGTTACTAATCCCTGTAGTCCCAGGAAACCATGATGAAGTGCATAGAATTATGATGACTGACCCTACTGACTCATGGCAGGTAGAGATTGCTTCTATCGTCCAAGATATCTGCGCGGAGAACCCTGCGCTATCACATGTTAAGTTTTTCTATCCTAATCCAGATAACGCCACTCTTGCTATAGATTTGGGCGGAACCACCCTAGGTATGGCACATGGGCACCAAGCTAAAGACATGGGCAAGTGGATTGCTGGGCAAGCTACAGGACGCACACCAGTAGGCGCGGCAGATGTTCTAATCACAGGGCACTTCCACCACTTCCGTGCAGACCAAGTAGGCCCACGCTTGTGGATTCAAGTGCCAGCTATGGATGGTGGTTCAGCGTGGTTTAGGGATAAAACTGGGTTGGAATCACCTACAGGAGTGGTAGCCCTAGTGATGGGTAAAGACTACGACCCGCGCAGAGATTTAAGCGTTATCGGCGGAGAAAATCGCATAAACTAGTGTTATGCCGAGTCCTCATCAAAACATACAGAACCTAGGTGCCGCTGGTATGGCAGGCACCAACACTACCTATGGTGGTGGCGGTGTTCCTGTTGCTCGCTCCGAACTTGACTTCCTGCGTCTTGGTGTTGGACGCCAACCTTCCGCTGAATACCCAGACGGATACTTAGGTACGATTCGTTCTCGCAGAGACGACCGTGGCCGCTCATCTAGTACATCAGATGATGTACTCAATGCACTTAAAGTTAGAGTAGGTCAACGCTCGTATCAACGTGGTGTTCATCGCGGTGAGCGCGTAGACGTACAAGATTATTATTACCCTGAAGGACTAGAAGCCACTCGTGGTATTGCTCGTCAATTCAGAGGAGTTCGTGACGGTAATGTTATTCGCGTCGCACGCAATGTTGAGAACGCTATGGCCGCACCTGCACCTCATTTACCTAATGATGGTAAGGCTAACATGCGTAGCACATCCCCAATGGCACTAGACAAGAGACGCGTAGACCAAATGGCTCGTATGCGTCCTGCTTGGAAATAAATGTCAGGACAGATGTCTGATGGCGTATACAACCGCCGACCTTGGGTAGCTCCTACAGCTGATTTAGATATATCGCGCCTTCCCCCTCAGGATTACCTTGGGCCGTTTCAATCTAATGCAGAACGCCTTATGGGTCAGTCCTTGGCTACTTGGTCTATGACTAGCGAAGAGATTCAACAGTACGTACGTCCGCCACTACCGCAGGTGAAGTTGTTTCCACCTCGTTTCGGGTATACTGAGAACGAAATTGGCATTGAAGACTTAATTGATTTACCTCGTCGTACCGCTACAACTCAACGTGTTGAGTCTGACTTTAGCCAGACCCCTAACACTCAAGAGTCATCCAGCACTAACTCGTTAGGGAGCACCATATGAGTAACGACCCAGGACTTTACACAGATAGCACTGGCTCTGGCATGGCTGGGGCAGAAGATGTGCGCCTTGAGACCCAACGTGACATGTCAAGAACTATGTATAATGGCGATAATGCCTGTAAAACCTGCGGGATGCTAATAGACCCCGTACAATCGTTAATGAATCAAGATACCTGCCCGTCGTGCAAGCGTCGTAAGCAGTTTAACCGAGTGAAAGGCGGAATGGCATGACCGTTCGCAAAGCACGTTCAGAAACCGCATCCCTTCTAGAGGGTGCCACAGACGGCAAGTACCGTAAGCGTCGTCCTAACATGGAAGTTGACCCAGGTATGGGTGACCAGATTGTTGTCAAGGAGCGCGCTAGTCTGCATCCTTACATGAACTACGGGTTCATCAACTCTGAAGATTCCAACAAAGTAAACCCAGCAGGTAACTAATGTCAGCGCCAGATAAAGCAAAAGACCCACGTAGAACACCGAGTATTCCTTCTGGGGTTACAGGAAAATACACATTTATGGAACTTCCTGAAGACCAACACACTACTGCATACATTCCGCGCAGAACAGATGCGTATGCTTCAGGACCTAGAACTGGCGTAGAAGCCGCACTTTCTGGTAAGGGCAAGGCTGGAAACATGGGCAAACTTTTGGGAGAAGTAAAGGGAGCGTTTAAGCCTAATGAATAAAAGCGAAGAGCCTTCTAAAGTAAACCCAGCAGGTAACTAATGGCTGCCTCAAACCTAACTAAATTTGATAAGAGCAATCCAGAGCACGTTAAGGCTATCAAAGGCGAAGACAAAGATGGATTTACCTCTGGCGGTAAAGACGTCAAGATTCACGCAGGCGGTTACTTCTCCAAGACTAGCCCCTCAAAAAATCCAACGAGTGATGGCGGCAAGAAGGCAGTAGCCAAGAAGGTTGCTACACCTCGTAAGTTGAAGGCTGTACCTATGGCTGAAACGCCTGCCACAGCCAAGAAGGCTCCTGCTAAGAAGGCTGCTCCTAAAAAGAAGTAACCTTTTTGTGCTAAGATTAGCCCCATGTCTGACACATTAGAAAACGAGTATATCCTCCTACTTGTATGCAAAACATGCAAGACCATTGAGGAAATTCCGTACCAAAAATCGGGTAAATATCTAGGCGACGGAAAGTACGACCAAACAGACAACCCCTTTTTAGCTAAGGCTATCGGACCTTGCGAGAGCAAAGGTCATATGGGCATGCTTACAGACGTTAACTTCGTTTATTGGATGACTCCAAAGGTTAAAGAGTCCATCATTGCTCAAATTAAAGACACATTTACAAATGGCGCAAACATGGCCTCTGGCCTTGACGTATTTGGAACTAATTTCTACGACCTAAAAGATACCTATTCCGCAGATGCTATGTCTTGTTGGAAACTGCACAACAGTCCTAAAGGCCAATGCTCTGACTACAAGGCTGAACGTAAACTTCTGGATGCAGGAACAGGTGCTGAACGACGCGCCGAGGGCCTAGGCAAATCTAATATTAAGGTCTATTTGTGCGATTTTTGCCCTGTAAAGATGTATAACCAGCAGAAAGCCTATAAAGAGCGCGGGTTGTACGAGTAAACTTTGGGTCACCTTTCCCTGTAACGCTTGGCTATACTGTACATACAGACCAAGAGGGAGATTCCATGTTCGTAGAAATGACATGTCAATGTGGAGCCTCATTCCAGATGGACGCAGGGGATAACACATCTATAGTTGAACTTTGGGCGCACTCATTTGTTAATGCACATCACGAATGCGGTTATATGTCCACGCCATTACGCGCGGATACTGAAGAAAAGATGAAGCGTTACGACGTTATCTACAAGGAACCGCGCGAAAAAGAACTATAATTAGTAAATGGATTTCTATACATCACTAGTTGCTAACGCGACCCCAATAGGTATAGAGCCTGCTGAGACTTCGTACTTCAGTGCTCCTGGAGCTGGGCTCGACCCTCGTTTATTTAGAGACAATAAGCTACTTCCTGTTATGCGCTCGGCTATTCTACGTATTCTATTTGAACACCTTAATCAGTATTACAGTAGCCCTGAAGCGTACTGCACCGTCTGGTTAGCTGGTTCTGGCGTGAGCTACCAATGGGCAGCTGCACGGCAGCCTGCGGATTTAGATTGCCTTATCGGCGTAAACTATTTGAAGTTTAGACAGGCTAATCAACAGTATAAAGCCTTGAGTGACCAGCAGATTGCGGATATGTTTAATGAAGATTTCCGAAAGCACCTGCACCCGTTAACTAATAACTTTTTTAATACCTACGAACTTACTTTCTTTGTAAATGTTAAAACAGATATCCGCGCGTTAAAGCCATACGCCGCCTATTCAGTAACCAATGACGACTGGACAGTTGCGCCAGAAACAAAAGCGCCTCCACACAGCGCCGCCATGGAGCAAAAGGTTGCCAAAGATTTGTCTATGACAACAGAGATTCTATCCAGATACGCAGATGCGTTAAATAAACTCGGTAATGCAACTACTGATAATGCCCGTAGAAACGCGGAATCTGCATTAAAGTTAGCGATTGACCAAGGCTCCGCACTGTTTGATGATATTCATTATGGCCGCCGAAACGCTTTCAATCCTTCTGGTGGTGGTTACACTGATATTGCTAACTACCGTTGGCAAGCAGGAAAGCGCGCTGGAAGCATACAAGCCCTGAGTAAGTTAAAAGAGGTTTCCGTCAAAGGTCGTAAAGACTTTGAGGCTCAGACATACGGCATGGAACTTCCAGACACCAATACCTTAATTCGTAGGGCTGTCGGAGGACGTTAATGTGCGCGGTTCAGGAATATAATATTACTGAATTAGCGGATGTGTTTAACACAACAATAGATGACGCCGCTGACTTCATATACACATCCATTGTCGTCTGATTAATGGTAGGGTTCCACCGTGGCTACACTAGTATTTATAGATGAGGTTTTGCGCAGTCAAACTGGCGCCCCTATACCTCAGGGTATTGCTCTGTTTCGCACTCTAAAGGAAAGAGAACGCGTTCTTATCCTTTCTAAAGATAAGGCTAGAGATGATGTTTGGCTGAAAGCCCACAAGATTAACTTTGTAGATGACCTAATAGGATTAGAGTCAGTAACCTTTACAGATTTTCCAGAGTGGCGCCTCGTTGAGTACTGTCGCGGGCAATGGCATATAGACATGGTTATAACATCTAACCCAGAGCTGGCGACTAAACTGCTCACAGTAGGCATCACTACTCTAATGTTTTTACACCCTGTTTATATTACAGAACGTTTTCGCCCAGATAGCCGCACGGGTGTCCGTGCTTGGGAGTCTATTTCAAAAGAGATAGCCACCCAACAAGAAGCCTTTATTGACGACCACAGACTAAACCGAGACATATGACTCGGATTGTCTATTTAGGTGCTGAGGTTCCTAGTAATCGTATCTTGCTTGAAAGTGCGGGCGTTCGCCATGTCGGTTTCAGTTTCTACCGCCTATTGCGCCGCGGCATCCCTAAAAAGGGATACAGATTAGAAGACCATTTTGACGACGGGGTTCAGATTTATCTACACCCTGGCCTACCCGCTGACCCCGCTATTCCTTTTGATGAGTTCTCGGACTTGTACGAGGGGTTCGTGGCAGAGAACATTGATAGGGTAACCCTATTCACGGAGATAGATTCAGATAACCTAGCCTATGTAGAGAACCAAAGAAAGACCTGTTGGTCTGAAGTTCCCCCAGGTAAGTTCCTCCCAGTTTGGAACCCAAGCACGGGGTTCAGTAATCTTAATCTAATGGCAGAACGCTACTTAGATATAGGAATCCCAGGCTCCTCCTTTGATGACCCCCAGACTGCTGTGGTGGTTAGAAACCTCACCCGTCAGGGTACTAGATTTCATATCTTAGGCTCGGCTAAGCCCGACCTACTACGCAATGTTCCAGCTGAGACCACAAGTACGCTATCATGGCTGTCCCCAATGATGAATGGCGAGACCATAGTCTGGGACGGTGTGAAATTGATGCGCTACCCCAAGCGCATGAAAGACCAAGCCCGAACTAGATATAGAAATGTCTATACAAAGGCTGGCTTAGATGTTGATAAGATACTAGAAGATGACCCCAAAGAAGTATGCCGTTTGGCGCTCTGGTCATACCAGCAATATGAAGCGAGGAACAACGGAGTGAATAACAATGACGACTTCTTATCAGATAATAGCGAGGGAAATGAAGTAGCAACTAATGCGGAAACTACCCCCTCCCATATTGATAAGAAGCCCCTAGAGACACGGAAACTTGAAGCACGATTACCGCATGAAATGGGCAATCTACCTATCTTCGGATACGACGTAAAAGCCGTTGTTAATGATGATGGAGTCATAGAAGATGTGACCTCTGTGCGTTCACAATCTACTAGTCTTAGGGCATGTGATACCTGTTTCGTAGCCTCTAATTGTCCCGCTTTCAAGCCGCAAACAATGTGCGCTTTCAATCTACCAGTAGAGGTAAAGACCAAAGACCAACTAAAGGCACTACTCAATGCAATCATTGAAATGCAGGGTCAAAGGGTCGCTTTTATGCGATTTGCAGAAGAAATGAGTGGTGGGTATGCTGACCCCAACGTTTCTCAGGAGATTGACCGCCTCTTTAAGTTGATTAAAACAACCAAAGAATTGGACGATTCAAGAGAGTTTATCCGCATGACGGTAGAGCGACAAGGCTCTGCAGGAGTGCTATCCTCCATCTTCGGAGATAAGGCCAACGTCTTAAAAGAACTCCCTAATGACGGTCTAAACGAAGAGCAAACGACCAAGATTATAAGAGATTTAACCGAAGAATAAGATTTCCTCTTAGCATATAAGAGAGGGGTAGCGGATATTGGAACTATATACTCCGTGAACTACGACTAATAAGCACCTAGACTATAAATCCATAACTGACGAACGGGGAAAAAGTGGCTTTATCATTTCATTTAGCAGACGATTACGTGGCAGGGTACCGCAGTAAGAAAGTGCCTTGGGGATACCAAGATGCCGCTGGAAACTCGGTGGGAGAGATTACTTTCCTACGTACCTATTCCCGTATCAAAGAGGATGGCACCAAAGAGACTTGGGTAGATGTGTGTGAGCGTGTCATCAACGGCATGTATTCTTTACAGAAAGACCACGCTAAGGCTAACCGACTTCCTTGGAATGATTCCAAGGCACAAGCCTCAGCCAAGGAGGCGTTTGACCGCTTATTTAATCTGAAGTGGACACCCCCAGGACGTGGACTATGGGTTATGGGAACCCCAATCGTGAACGAGCAACGAAATTCGGCTGCTCTTCAGAACTGCTCGTTTGTATCAACCTCTTCAATGACAAAGAACGACCCTTCCAAACCATTCGCCTTCCTTATGGAAGCAAGCATGCTAGGCGTCGGTGTTGGCTTCGACCAAAAAGGCGCAGATAAGGATTTTACAATCTATGAGCCACAAAACGGAGAAACCTATGTCATCCCAGATACCCGTGAAGGTTGGGTCGAGTCCTTCTCTGCCATCCTCAATAGTTACCTTAGACCAGATACGAAGAGCCCTGTCTTTGACTACAGCCAAATCCGCCCAGAAGGAACTCCAATTAAAACCTTTGGAGGAACTGCCGCAGGACACGAGCCATTAGAAAACCTTCATAATCATATTCGCCGCATATTCAAAGACCGCGCGGGAGAGAAATTGACCCGTTTGGATATCGCAGATATCGGTAATCTAATTGGAGTTTGCGTAGTATCTGGCAACGTCCGTCGCTCAGCAGAACTTCTAATGGGAAAGCTGGATGACGAAGAGTTTCTTAATCTGAAGAATGCCGAAGTCTATCCAGAGCGTAACTCTTACAACCCAGAAGCTCCTGGTTGGGCTTGGATGTCTAACAACTCAGTTGAGGTTAGCGTCGGTTCTAATTTAGATTCTATTGTTGATGGTATTGCCCGTAATGGTGAGCCTGGGGTTATCTGGATGGATGTGACTCGTAAATACGGTCGTCTAGCAGACCCAATCAACAATAAAGATTGGCGCGCGGCTGGGTACAACCCTTGCGCAGAACAGTCTCTTGAATCCTATGAGTGCTGTACTCTGGTTGAAACTTACCTCAACCGCCACGATTCTATTGAAGACTTCAAGCGGACTCTCAAGTTTGCTTATCTCTATGCCAAGACCGTAACTCTTCTGCCAACTCACTGGGAGGAGACCAACGCGATTATGCAACGTAACCGCCGTATCGGTACCTCTATCTCAGGTGTCGCTGACTTCGCTGACAATCGTGGTCTACCAGCCTTGCGCCAGTGGATGGACGAGGGTTACGCCACTATCCAACAGTACGATAAGGGTTACTCAGAGTGGCTCGGTATCCGTGAATCCATTAAGACTACTACTGTCAAGCCTTCAGGAACAGTCTCTATTCTTGCAGGCGAAAGCCCAGGGGTTCACTGGTCAGTAGGCGGTAAATACTTCCTTCGTGCTATTAGATTCCGCAACGAAGACCCTCAACTTCCTCTCTTCCGTATGGCCCAGTATCGTATTGAAGCGGCCAGCGAGGACCCAAAGAATACTTCTGTGGTGTTCTTTCCAGTTGAATCTAATTCTAAACGCTCCGAGAAAGACGTCTCTATCTATGAGAAGGTTGCTCTCGCAGCGACGGCGCAACGCTACTGGAGCGATAACTCTGTCTCTGTAACAGTCTCTTTCAACCCTGAGACGGAATCTAAAGATGTTGGCACTGTTCTACATCTATATGACGGTCAGTTGAAGACGGTCTCTTTCCTACCATCAGGAAATACTATCTACCCTCAAATGCCGTATACCCAAATTACTGCGGAAGAGTACGAGGCTTATCGTATGACTCTCTTTCATATTGACTTCGCTGGTGTCTACGCTGGTATGGCTATGGACGCTATCGGTGAGGCTTTTTGTAGCACAGACGCATGCGAAGTTAAAATGATTACAGACGTAAAGCCAGGAGAAATTATCACAAGTAAAACAACAGATTAGTAACTAATCTTTGCGATAATCTGCTAGCCTAGTGGCACCATGTCCTGGAGCATGCGGCTTAGGGTTAAGGTTCCTCCTAAAACCTATCCAGATAGTGGGAATAAGTGTTACGGTAGCACGTGGAGCTCCAACCTCCAAGGCACGGGTTCGACCCCTGTATTCCCTGCGGTGATACACCTCCATGACTGAAAATCATGGGGGGTTGTAATTCCAAGATGAACCTATTAAACTGATAAGGGACAATCAGTAACCGAGCATAGAAAAAGCCCCCCTAAACTAGGGGGGCTTTCTTTCTTTCGGCGCAGGTACGGCTCGCTCGGAAGGGTTGAGGTCTTGACCGTCCTTAGTAGGAACGAGTGGAAACTACTTTAACGCCCCTCTTAAAAATCTCTCTTATTCGTCGTCCTCTTCTTCAATAATCTCTTCGTCCTCAAAAGGGTCTTGATTAGGATTGGTTATGTGCCAATCAGGAAGTCCTCCACTGATTGGGTTCACGCTTCCACCTTAAAATCAATAGAGCCCATAAGGAAGGTAGGCTTACCGTTCTCATCTTCAATCGTAGGGGACAACTTAATTGACTTGCGTCCTGTTGTGACTAGCAATTCGCTCTTTACCCAGCGCTTACCAGCAGAGGCGTTAGACCATGCGCTCATAACTACGTTGGAGACCTCTCCTAGTTCGTTACGTACGGCTACAGTACAGAGCCATGCGCCACTCTTTTCGGTGTTCTTTGCTAGTGAAGCAATAAACGTATTCGTTACCTTTTTAGCCATTTGTATTCCTTCTTTCTTTGGGTGTGTAATCTACCACATTAGAGTACTGCTTGTCATCTACCACCCAAAAGTATGGCATCTCGCCATTTACATCAGGGAATTGTTCTTGATAGTACTCAGGGGCTTTTCGGATTAGATTAGATTGGTGAGACTTATGGAGTCGCTCGTCACCTAGCCACGCGGGCATGGTTGGGGCGCCTACACAAACAAATCTCTCCAGCATGGTGTCCTTGTATCCACGCGCTATCCACTCTAGGCACATCTCTCTCCCGTAAGCATTGAGCGCGTCCTCGTACCCAGCCCACATCAAGACTGCAGGGTGGTTACGCCACCCCTTAGTCTCTCCCCGTAAGGCTTTAAGTATCTGCCACGCTTCAACTCTCTGCCTACCTAGCCTACGGTAATCCAGCGCACGTGCTGTATCCGTAAAGTTAGGTAGCGGTAGAAAAGTTTGCATTACTCAGTCTCTCTATCTAGGCTCTCTGCATGGAGTACTGCTCGTTTATGTCCCTCTTGCGCTTGCTCTAAGGTTGAGTATCTCTCTTGATACACCTCAGACCAATCATCTTTAGGAAAGACCATAGTCTCAAATATGACTGGAGGTGCTTCGTCATTAGAACCAAGGCGCATATCTATACCAGTCCACACTGTGGATACGCGATAGTTATTTACCTCGTAGTACCCTACGCGCTTATACGTATGGTCAGTGGTATATTCGCCCCACTGTTTAAGGCTAATCTTATTGCCCTTACGGTCGTAGCACCTATAGTCATTCTCTTGACTACTCATCATCTGACTCCTCTTTTAGAGTTGCGAACTCTCCTGAAAACCAATCTCTTGCCCATTCGCTGGCAGAGTTGTACCCATTCTCTAATGTGATAAGGGTATCGGAGGCTAGGTACGCGCTCCATACGCTCTCTACTGTAGTACCTTCTTTGAGGTCGTACTCAGTATCAGATTGAAACTCTTCTACATAGTCTGCTAAGCATGCGTAGACAAATACGTCAGCAAACTTTGGGCGACCCTCACGATACGCATAATCATTAAGCGCTTCTAGTACCTCTTTGATACGAAGGTCACTGCCTACTACTTCACCTAGATTACCCATTTTTTATTCCTCTTCCTTTTCTTGTCGTGTTTCGTCATATTTTATTACTTCCGCGCTTAACATGCAAGCAAGGACACTTTCTTTTAACTGCCTAAGGTTAGCGTAAATATCAAAATCTACTTTAGACTCTTTTGTAACTTTATCTAGTAAATACTCTAGCGGTGCTAACGAAACTGTATAGCCCTCCTCGTCTTTGTACTCTAAAGATAAGTTTTCTATAAAGTACGCCACTAGTAAGTCTGCTAGAGACACTTCCGTTTTGCTTTTATCTAGTCTACGTGCGCCGTCCTCAACGTACGTTAAATCTCTTAGAACGCCTGTTACTCGGTTACCGATAGGGGGTTCGGAATCATAATTAACATTAGTATGACGCCCGTGCTGGATAAGGTTATTTATATTATTCGCAATAATAGTATGTGCTTCCGCACTTAGGTTTCTATATGAGAGGTCTCTGTCTTTAGCATAAGACGGGCGCGCGTGGTGAGGTTCGTCTCCCCACTGCTTACTAATATTACTTTTAGCCATTAGTTATGCCCTCTGCAATCACAACATTCCTCGCACCGTGTTGGCACATACACGCATTGGCGGATACCGTACTGTGCGCCTACTGTGCCCCGTTTAGGTGTGGCTTCTCCACACCTAGAGCATTCAATATAACAATCGTTGCACTCCCCGTTACAGCAAGCGCAAGCGTTCTCGTAAGCGACATGCTCGCATGCTTCATGGATAACCTTAGTCATTTTTGATTTCTCCAAATTCTTTTAGAACCTCACGTAGCACGTCAATCGCGCCTCTGTAGTACTCATCTGACTCAAAGTGCTCGTCATCAGGTATCTCAACCCCTGTACGGGCTTCCTCCCACGCGACTTGCAGACTCCATGAACGTTCTTTTATATAATCAAGTACGTCTTTACTCATTTTAGTCCTCCCATATTTCTTCCGCCGTCAGAGTCTCTGACTATTACTTGCTTAGTGACTTGCCTAAGGTTATCCCAACCGTAGTACTCTTGCATGAAAGTAAAGTATTCCTCTGCAATCTTTTCGCCGTCAGTTTCCTCGGTTGTTACGTCTCCAACTAATGAGAAGTAGTCACCTATAAATAGAACCGTATAATCTTTAGCCATTGTCCTTGCCCTTACGTTTAGTTTGCGGTTTGTTTGTGTTGAGTAGCCTTACCAGCAATAAGGTTGATATGGCTCTGCACGTCTCGGTTATCACCCCGACCGATTTTCGTACGAATGTCTGCGACTGAGGCAGACTACTCACGGCTCGTGCTCCAGTGTCCGTTGCTGTGCGCAAGGCTACTCAATTCTATTTAGTTTTTACCAACTACTCTGATAGTAGAACGTCCACCATTGCTCGCCCTCAGTCCACTTCAGCAGGTTCTCTAAGGTCTTGACGGTATCCTCTAACTGTTCGTAGTACCAGTTGTCGTACTCGGTATGACCGAAAAAGAATCCTTCCATAGCAGGAAGTAGTTCCTCTGTCTTAGTCTTATCCTTCAATACTTCTTGGCAGATATTAGATAGTTCCTTTAACTGCTCTCGCGTAACGTTAGCCTGCTGGCAATCATCTACACCACCCTGCACGTTTTTTACGAACCACTGATGGATAGCATTAGCCTTGCGCCAGTAACCTACCTTCAACTTTACTTCTGCCGAAGGCAAGTCTCTGTACTCAATGCCGTTAGCGCGTATCGCGGTAACAATATCTTGGTACTGTTGCTTCTCGTAATCGTCCGACCATTCGGCGCCCGATACGTACTTCTCTGCGTATAGATACATGTCTAGTCCCACTTGATGTTGCCCTTCTCTAGTTGGTTTAGTTTTCTTACTGCGTAGCCTACTTTGTCCGATAATTCGTTGTCAAGGTTTTCCACGCTTGGGTTGTATAACGGTTTGATAAACTTTTCGTTGTAGTAGATAGCACCGTCAGGGAAGACTGCGTTCTCTGTCTCCACGTCCCAGTCCCACTCTTTTCTTTTAGAATCGTATTTAATTATAAAGTGGTGGCTTGTCATAAGAACACCTTCTGACTGTCCTCTAAGTAGAACGAGTAATCAATCGCGCTCTCTACTAGGTTTATCAAGTGAGGCACTTCCATAACCGTACTGTTTAATAGGCTAATGCTATCTTTCAGTTGGTTAAGCGTTTCTCGTAATAGGTCAGAGTAATCAATGGTTGATACCTGTACTTCAATAGGCTTATCCATTAGCCCTAGTCCTCCTTGTTATATCGTAGGTACTCGTTGCGCTTATCGGCGCCTTCTGTGATTAGGCATGATATGAATACTGCTATCAATGCCCCTATAACTATCGCGGTCATGGTTCTCCTATTAGAATCCCACTAGGGGGCAGACTATCTGCCCCGTAGCGCTTCCTTGACTAGTTCCGTTGCGACACCGAGCACGTCGCTTGCTTTTGCTACAGTCTTGAATACCTTTGCGAAGTGTCGGATACTCTGTAACTGCTCTTTGGCTGACTTGTCGCCTGTGTTACTAGCCTCAATTATTTGGCGGTAGTACTCATAGTTACCAATAAAGACTACGCATGTGAGGATACCCTTAGCGTTCATCTCCTTGATAATGCTATTGCACTCGTCGCTCATTTCCCATTCGCCGTCGGTGACTATGAAGGCAATCTTGATAGCCTTCTTGCTGTTACCCAGTAGGCGTTGGCTCTCAATGAGGGCGCGGATAGGATTAGTGCTACCTCCCGATTGAACGTAGCGATAGTTGCTACCCTTAGCCTTCTCGTTGCGTGAGTACACTAAACGGCTCTCATGGTTGAAGGTATAGACGGTCACTGCACCGTCAATATTCTCAATGCCACGTTTGATAATCCATGCGTTCTCATTAACTGCGGTCATACGCCCACCCATAGAGGAGGAGTTATCCGTTAGGATTACTGCTTCAATGTCGGTGGCAGGGTTGCCTGTGTCCCATGTATCAAACATCTCACCGATAGCATTAACGTCGGGAGTCATGGTACGAGAGACGTTGAGTTTCCCACTTGAATTGAACTTATCCCAATGGGGTTCGCTGTCTTTGGCGATACGTTCTAATTGAATACCGAACCTACGCGCTAAGGCTACCGAGTTTGTTCTGGGCGCTTGGTCACGATAGATAGCGTTACGCATAGCACTACGGGTCTCGTCGCTATTGATAATAGCCTTACGGGTCTCAGAGACTTCACGCTTTACGTCAGAGTCATCTCTAATCTCTTGAAGGCGTTCCTCAATAACCTTAGCAATCTTGGCGTCCTCCTCGGTGAAGTCTAAGTCCTCGCCCGTATATTCAGGAGAGTCCTTACCTCCAGCACCGATAGCAGGGGCGTTCAGTTGCTCTAATTCAGAACCTTCACCCTTGTTCTTATCTTGCAGTTGATTCTGTTCTTTCTGACCAGCAGGGCGCCCCTTTGTGCCTAGGCTTCGGTCTGTGTGAGGCGCTTTAGGGTTCTGCTCATTAGGGTCATCAAACCCGATAATGTTAGCCATGCGTACGGCTATATCTTTAGCCTTATCAAAATCTGCAGGGAAGGCGAAGGCTTTGTAGGTATGAATAAGTAAGTGCATTTCCTCTGCTAAGGCTATGCCATGACGAGCGATAAACTTATCGGCAATCAACTGGCGCAACTCTAGCGGTAGGTACGTACGCCCCGTAGTGAGGTGAAAGTGTTCTCCCCATTCTTTGGAGTCACCCTTCAACACGTAGTCAAGGGTGCTTGCCTCTAGGAACACTTTGGTAGCAGGGTACTTGGCTGTAAGCAAGCCCTCTACACGTCCCTCCTCTAACACGTTGAGCGCATTGATAACCTTATTCTCTCTAGCCCACTTGCCTAGGTCACTGCCAGCACGTGGTGAGAATAGGACGTGAGCAATCTCGTGGTAGTTCAAGCCGTTGAACGAGATAAGGCTATCGGTAGTCAAGTCCTCAATTAAGTCGGAATTGAATATGATTTCCTTGCCGTTGCTCATAGCCGTAGTGTTCATGTTAGGGTCAGACACCACCGAGACGGTGATGTCCTCTCCTGTGATAATCCTATCGGCACGCTGGTACACGGCACTAACGGCGTTGAGTTTATCGGCTTGCTCTTGATAATCCTCTAGGATTTCCTCACGAGTACGCCCCCACTCATCTTGGTACTCAAACTCATTAGTATCAGGATTGTACCGAGCAGATAGATTTCTGCTATCTTCTAGCGCCGATAACTCGTCGGTATTCTTTGAGTATCTCATTAGATTGTCTCCACGTGGTAGCGGTCTGTGTCAGGGTGAGTAGGGATAGAGATATTTAGTTCGCTTGCAATATTATCCTTGAAGGTATCAACGGATAGTCTTACTGCACTACGCTCTTCCTTATTGAATCCGTTCACGAACGAGGTCGAGGCGAAGTCAATACCGAATCGCTTGGCGTTCTTTACGTACTGCACGAGGGAGCGCGTTGAGATAGGAGTAGTAATCTCATCTTTCTCAAATTGGTCACGCAACTTATCGGCTAGTACTAGTAGAGAGGCATTACCTACTACCTTCTTCTCAATAGCCTTATCGTATGGAAACTCTAACTTGATACCGAATCGGTCATTGAACGCTTGGTTGAGTTCTTGTGTCCCACGATAGCCGTAGTTCATGTCAGCCACGATAAGTAGGTCTTTGTGCGCCTTAATGACCTCGCCACCATTCTCTAGGAGTTGAATCTCACGGCGATAGTCAAGGAGTGAGAACAATACAGTGCTAACCCTAGTAGGAAGGAAGTTCACCTCATTGAGGAGAAGTACGCCACCGTTACGAACGAGTTCGGTAACTGCACCGTCCTGCCAGCGATAGCCTTGCCCGTCAGCACGTGGAATCCAGCGCCCGAATAGTTGGCTTGGGTCAATACCGTTATTGTTGGACACGTTGAAGTAGCGGTAGCCACGAGCCGAGGCATATGACTGCACTGCAATAGTCTTACCCGAACCAGCGCCACCTTCAATTAGAACGTTGTCGCCGTCAGTCAGAGCGCGGTCGAAAATATCCCAGTCAGTCTTGCCACCAAAACTGCGGTGAACGTACTCACGAGCCCACTTTGGGTCAGGAATAGTAATCATGGATAAGGCTAGTTCACTTACACGATTGTCATTGGTAGCCACTTCCACCTTCTCATAGGTAGGGATTGTGGGTGCGGTCACGACGGAATCCGCGATTGTGGGAAGTACACCCTGCTCAGTTGAACGAGCGATAGGGTTAATAATCACGCCATTGGTACGGCGCTTGTCGGTGATATACGCGGTGAGCGATTGGTCACCAGCGAATAGGGAGCCGATAATGTTAATGACTGCCTCACTGTGTGTGGAGGGCGCGGTAATGGGGGTAGCACTTTCACGTGCATATAGAGCCTTGACTGCAATATTAGTGACTAAGCCTAGTTCAACCATTTGTAGGTCACGGTCATTGAGGGCAACTGCTACGGGCTCAACTAGGAGTTCGGTGTGCGGTAGGTCATATTCAGTAACCTTATTCCATGTTTGACCCCTACCTTTGGAGCCATTGGACGTGCGGTGGTATAGTTCCACCGAGTCCTTGTAAGGGAATATAAGAGTCTGCGCTTCTGCAGGAATACCTTCTAATAGCCCTGCTGGGCTAGTAACGAGTAGTGCTAGTGACATTGTGTACTGCCTTCCTGTGCGCGGTCTGCGCGGTTATGAGGATTATGTTTAATCCAGTACCCGTACTCTAATATAAGAGAGAGGGGGGAGTCCAATTAGAATGGCTATATTTGATAACGATTAGATAACGATTTATAGCCCGTTCTGCAACGCCAGCCATATATAACAAATCGTTATAATAGAGGGTAATCCAGTAACCCTAGTTAATACATAGCAGACGGGGCTAACCTTATGGGAATCTGGTCTTATCCGCGTTCAAGCCCCCTATAGCATAGACAGTAGCCTAAAGTCAATAGTGGGAGTGTGTGACGTCGCTCACAGCCCCCTATCTCTCTCTCCGAGAGCGCGCTAAGCCTATTCTAACTATTCTAATAGGACACTCTCTTCTCCCAGCAATCTCTCAGGATTCTCTCAGGTAATCTACAGTAGATTGTTACCAAATCGTTATAATTGACACGGCGTGTCGGCTTGACAAATGTTTGTGTTGGATATACTTGTATATCCAACAAGCAAATATAGCAATATTGCTATATTTGCTAAGATTGTCGTCGTCATAGCGGGGGCTCCAACACAAACAT